TCAGTCGATTAATTGTACAGAAGTAATCATGTCAACGGAAAGGCGTTTTGCTTTTAGTGAATCATCGCATACGATTGTGCGAGTGTGCAAGTCCACTTCTGTGATGGTCCCCACATAGTAACGATATTGATGATCCTTCCACATTTGAATTTCAGCTTGGCATCTGCGGACGAGTGCCAACTCGATATTCTCTTGGAGCGCTTGCAAATCAAATTCGTCCAGTTCGGGTTTCGGAACACGGTTATCTTCTTCCTTCCATTCCCTGAGCATTCGAATGTGTTCCGGCAGCATAAGGGCCGTCCACTTCAACGCTCCTCTGTCTTGGACGTCTCCTACCATTTTACGATCTCTGTTAATACTAATTTCCATCACCCCTAATAAGAACACTTGTTCTTACTATACCACGCTACTTGAGTAAAATAACCTATAAAATGAAAAATAACTGTATCAAAAGTACTTGCTATTGATATACTATCCTTATAACATGCAAAGGGGATAGTTTGATGGACGTTACATTTAGGGAGTGGCTTTACCAATTTAAAAATGATGATTTTCGAGTCGGTACTCTTGCCAGGTATGCCTACTGCGGTGCAGATTTTCCTGATACAAGAGAGTTCGACAAAGTATACCATTACTTGAAATTCACAGCTGGTGCCGGTCCCGAGTTGATCGCAGGTTTTAAATTTGCTTACGACACCTATAGACATTCGACTAACGTTTACATATATCTTGAAAAATAAATTAAGCCCCTCAACATCGACTATTTTATGCTCGACGCGAGGGGCTTATATTATTTAAGTCGAAATGTGTTTATTGATTAAACAAAGCCAACATCAAAGTAACCAAAATAGCTACCAGAGCCACAAAAACCGTGATGTTTCCCCAAAAGTTTTGATTTTTAATGCTTTCAAAATACTTAGCGTGATCTTCAACTTTTGAGTTAACTCCATTTATCATCTTTTCGATTCGCTCTTCTCTCTCCTTGGTTTCTTGCCTAATACGTTCTTCTCTTTGTTGAGATTCTTGAGCAAATCTTTCAAGTTGGCGTTCATATCGTTCTTCACGGTCAGAAATTTCTTTTCTTGATCTTTCTTCACGTTCTCGCATATCAATTTTTAATTCTTTAAAGAGGGTGTCTGTAGAATCATGGTTATTCATTGTTTCATCCCCTTTATTCACTACTGAATCATTTCCTCTATGAAAGTAACTCTGAATCGATGAATTAATATTTTCGGTTTCTGGATGCTTCATTTTCACAGCATTATTGCCATAAATAAAGCCATCAATTTTAGCTTCTTGATGCTTTTCCATCAACTTAAGTAAATCCTGTGGAGCTTCAAGTTCTTTGTCGTGATGAGAGTTCCACTTGATTGCTCCCCTTGTTGAAGTAACTGTAGATTCTGCCATTTTACCACCTACTATTTGTAGTCTAAAGGTTTTTCTTAAATACCGGTAATATCAAAGTTTTTCTATCCTCGTTTAGTTCTACAGAAATAACGTGATCTCCTTCTTCTTCAAAAACCAAATTTCGAAAGTTGACGTTAAATCCCCCATCCCCACCTGGAGGTCCTCCCTCTAATAAAGCTTCTACTTCAAACTCCATATTATTAACTGCTAGTTCTTTACCAGAAGGGCTTGTTAGTTTCACAATTGAATTATACTTTTGCGGAGTTAAGTGAATCATTCCCACCGCAACAACAAAAGTATAGTAACTCGGTAAAGAGAGTAAATTGATAGTATTCAGAGGTTGTTTTAGAACCATTTCTCCATTCGGTGTGTTGAATGCTTCTGCACATGCTATTATGTGCCCGATTTTGTTAGTCAAAAGAAAGAGCCTCCTAAATAATAAATAATACAAAACTTTCATTTAATTTAATATTATTAAGATTGAATTTTTTATGATTCCTTTTGGCACTCCATTACACACTACGATGCAAAAAAGATGTGGCCAAGAATAAATTAATTATAGCATAAAAAAAGCCCCACAAGTGAGGACTCCAATCTCACTGCGGGGCTTTTGTGTAATATTATAGTTACCTGATTCTTTCTCTACTCTTACTTCAATTTCGCTATCACGTTTTTAGCTGTGTCGCTGCGTGTCTTGCCAGATAGATCGATGAGCTTGTCGCCTTTGATCTTTCCTTTACCGCCGCCCGCGATATAGATTTCTTTGGCTACTTGGCGCTTCTCGGCATCTTTGCGGAAGAATACTCCGCATCCGAGTTGAAATGCCAAGAGCGTGGCTGTGCCTGCATCTGCTGTTCCGTTGATTACTACTGCTGTTTGTTCCATATCTTCTTCCTCCTTTTGTGCTGGTTTACTGACTACTGGTTTGGGCTGCGGTTTTTTCTCAAGCTCGGCCCATGTAGCTGCACCGATAATTCCATCTACTACAAGGCCTTTTGCTTCCTGGAAAGCCTTTGCTTTCTGATCCGTGTCTTTGCCGAAGATGCTGTCGACATCGGTTTCAAACCCATGTCTGCCGAGAGCGATTTGAGCATACTTCACATCGGCTCCGCGACTGCCAATCTTCACAACTTCTCGCCCATCAGGAAGCACGACGGAATCGAGTGCCGTGTCAAGTGCTTTCTTGCCGAAGAACTCCAGGGCGATGTTCGCGTGAATCTTCATGAGCACTTTCTGAACCTTTGGATTGAGTAAGTAGTTTTCCAAGTCCGAGCGCGTTGTGAAAAAAAAGCTTTCCGTGAGAACTGCCGGCATTTCCGAGTATTTGAGCATATAAAAAGACGACCAGCCGGTCGCCTGTGATGCGTATGTGCCTCCGGACCATGTCGGCAGCCCGTTTGCTTTAATATGCTTAGCGAAGATGTCTGCCACCTTTTTACCGGCGGCACTGTTGTACCAATAGAAGGCCGCTGCGCCTGTAGCTGTCCGGCTGGCCGATGCATTACTGTGGACATCAATCATTAGATCAGCGCCGTGTGCATTGGCGTAAGCGACACGCTCTTTCAACGTCATCCGGCGTTTATCTTGCTGCGGGAAAAGGACTGTGAATCCAGGCTGTTTCTGCAGCAGTTCGACTGCACCTTTGGCGATGATATAATTGGTATCAAATTCCTCGTAAACACCGTCAGCTTCTAAATTGGTGCGGACGCCCTTGCCGCCTGTTTTCTCCCATGTATCGTGGTCATGTCCTGCAAAAAATATGATTTTCGGCATCTTTACTTACCCTCCTTCTTCTTCACTTTTTGAAGTTCTTCATCCACTTTGCTTCCGGCCATTTCTTCTTTCAATTGGCTGCCCAGCGAAGCATTCTCTCCTGGCTGCATCACCTTCAACTTCTCGGCAAGCTCTTTCGGCACCAGTACGCCGATTTCTGCTAGGTTTTCTGTAATCGATAATACTTCATTTGCGATGTAGAAAATGACAGTCGCGTAAGTAATCGCCCCGTTCAAACCCAAAATCTGATCGATGATATTGGCCACAATGATCACACCAAAAATAAGAATCTTCCGAGCGTAGCCGAACAGGCTCTTTCTCGACCACAAGTTTCCGTTTTTTATCGCTTTGAAAATCCCCGTCAAAATATCGAACGCCATCAACACCATGAGAAAATCCAAATATTTTACCGGTCCAAACAAATACATACGCGCTACTTCCAAATGTTCCAAATCAGCACCTCCGAGATTTAATAACAATAAATTGTCCATTATAACCTTCCTTTCAATTTTTAAAATGGACCCCCTAAACACGTTTTCTCTTTTTTAGGCAAAATAAAAAGAGCATCCATATAGGTGCTCTTAAGATTTTTAACAATATCTCATCTTGTCTGTCGTGATGGTTTCATTCGTCTTGCTGGTTTATCTAACGCTACACTATAAACTCGCGCGATTATTGCAAGTTGCATTAACCCGCCAAGGCCAATGTAGAGCCTCTGCACATAATCCGTATCAGAAAAGGATAAATAGTAACTTAATAAGCTTAGCAGTATAAAAGCAATCATTTCTTCCAACAGTTCTAATGATTTTCGGTTTCGATTTCTCTGAACGTTTAAAGCAAATACCAATGCACTGATTCCTAATGCTACCGTAATAGTTAATTGAGCAGAATTTTGAAGAGTATCTTTCAAATCTTCACCAGGTACAGTGATAGCTGTATTAAGCACGGCAAGGGCAATAAAAGAAAATATTATCACCAACATCAATCTACTCTTAAAGAATTTATCCATATTGATATTAGATAGCCAACTAAACCTTGACATAAACTTCCCCTCTCTCTTTATCCGTAATACGGTAAAAGAGGAAATAGGTTTCATTATCTTTACAAAACAAAAAGAGCGTCCTGTTGGACACTCTTTGATGTTATTTATCAAGATGTTTATTTAAAGCTTCAAGATACTCATTTATATTATCGAACGTCGAATCGAGTTCATTAGCAACGAGATGTAATTCAGGAGAGTACCCACTTTTCATTTTTTCTTCTAATTCACTAATATCTGCCTCTATATTTTTCTTTACTTCTAGCAGATCTTTATATCCCACTTCTGATTTTCCCCTTACAGTAATCCCACCCTCACGCACAGTTCCTTGGAAATTATTCGCTTTTTCTTTCTTATCAGAAATTGATAGATACTCAAACCAAGTTGCAGGAATAGATATTGCAATGCCAGTATTCTCTTCAAAATCTAAGCGGAACTTTGTATTATCAGCAATAGCTTCCATACCATAAGTTGAGCCTTTAATATGAGTAACTTCAAAACCCTTTTCTTGGAAGTAAGTGGTTGAGTCTTTGATTATATTCTTTTTAAACTCTTCAAGCTTTGTTCGATAACCAACTTTCCTTGTTAATTCTTTATAAGTGTTTAGATACCTTGTATAAAGTTCCTTAACTTCTTTTTTTATACGGTTCAATTCTTCCTTTGTTTTACCTTCACTGCCCTTGTCATCAAAAAAACCCATATATTAACCCCCTAATTTGTTGTAATATAATATATTCAACAAAGCAGAAACGGATTCCTTCCGCAGTTTAAAACCTTCTTAATCAACAATTCCCCCCCTCATTCTATATTTTGGTTGATATTCTTTTTTATTCAGCCATAAAACCCATACCGCTATCCACCAAAATCTCTTTTACCTGCGGCTGCAACATAGCCGGTACTTCCGCGAACGTCATCTTCTCCAAAATTACACGTTGTGCCATCAACATCGCCATCATGATTTCACCTCCCGTCAAGAACATCAGTATTTTGAGTATCACTTGTACACCAGCTGCGCCATTTCCACCAAGCATTCTTCCAGGAAGTCTGCCCGGTCATCGGATGCTTTGACCTGAGCTTGCAGAATTTCGACTTCGGAGGGAGTGGCCGGTTGAAGCTCGGACGCTGTTCCGCCCTCCACCCATTCGGTACCGTTCCATTTTGGCCAGTAGAAGCCTTGCGGAACCGGCTTAGCGATGTATTGCGGATCTGGGATTCCCTCTTCATCGATGGGAATAGATTCTAGTAATATATCTTCTACAAACATTCCCGTTAAGACGTCAATTTTACCGAGTAACATAATAACACCTCCTTAGATATAAAATTGCAAATCACCGTGAACATCAGTATTAGCAGAAGAATAAATAACAAAGTTACCGCCAGTTTCTATCCAGCCTCTACCAATTACGTAATTAGTTAATATGGGAAAGTGCTTGAAGAAAGGAGGGCGATGTGAAGCAATTAAATTAAAGAGCGGCTTTGCCAGAGCTCCACCCGAAACGCCCTTGAGATATACTTCAAGAACCCCAAACTGATTCTTCCGGTACTTCACTTCTCCTGTCCATCCATTTAATAAAGTCGGTGTAATCCATCCTTCCTGATGCTTGTTCGCTTTCCCGCGTACTTGATTTAACAAGAATTTCACGAACTTTTTATTCTCTGCCAGATTGACTGTGCCATCGAACCAGCTCTCGGGATAAAAGGCCAATAATGAATCCATCTCTTCAACTGTCGGCTCATTGCCGGCGCCGAACGCTTGTGTAAGATTTAAAGACAGCCTCTTCCGGACTTTAAACCTTTTTCCAAGACTGTCGGATGAAGTATTGAAGTTTAATCCTATTTGTATAGATGCTAAAGTACTTGTGGTCGGAGCAGTTTCTACTCCTAATAATGAATACTCTTGATTTACTACTGGATCAAAAATCGTTTTATTCTTAACTGCGCCAACAATAAGCTCTAATTTAGGGACTATATCCAAAACGGTCACTAGTGCGCGACTATAATATTTATTACCAGTTATTCTTGATCCAGCATAGACATTGGGGAACGTGGCAGTTCCATCTCCCGTTACTATCCAACCGTCTCCGTCCGCGTTGAGCGTGGAAAAGTTTGCCGACCATCCACTATTATTAAGAAAACCGTCCTTAGGAAGAATATTCTTCGCGGGGAAGAAAGAATCTTTTTCAAGATCCTCAAACCGATCGTCCACGGTCCCAAACACTTTTCCTTTTGTCACGCTGTCTTTGAATCCCGAAAACTCATCAATGATTTGGCGCTGATGGGCGTCGAGCACCTCTTCGACTTCTTCTTTATATGTTGTAAAGTCCGTTTGGTAATCCTGAAGCTTTCCATCCACCGATGACTCGTACGCAGTTTGAGCTGCTTGTTGCTCCGATCGTAACTGCTCAACCGTTACCATCCGAACCCCAGTTACTTCGATGTTCGCGCTGGATGGTTTAATATCAAGCCTTCCTGAGTACTCGTCAGAAGGAACCACGACACGATAGTTTGCATTGCCCGGATCTGTAACGACAAATTCGATTTCAAAGGTGCCGTGATCAAGCATTTGCGTAATGGTGAAAATGATTTTTTGAGACTCCGCATCAAAACTGGCTTCGGCTTCGAACATGATACCCGCCCGACGATTATAGATCGTTCCCATGATTTCTTTTCCGCTGAAATCAATAGCTTCGCCATTAGAATTGCGTGCAATATAACCCAGTGTAATTTTATCGTCTTGCCGAAAAATGTTACCGCCATTAATTAGGTCAAGGCGTGTATGAAATTTATACGTCATCTGAATCCCCCTCCGCTTCCGACTTCAATTCCTCTACTTGCCTGGTAGCATCATCGAGCTGATGCAATAGGGAAGCCTTTTCGACTTCTAATTGACTGACGCGCTGCGATAGATAGTCGACCACGAATTGTGCTTGTGACTTCATTTCCTCACCCTTTCTTCTTCACCTTATTCAAGTTCACCGCTTTGGTATCCACGAGCAATTCAAATAGCTCCTGCATCGCTTTCCACAGCAACGTGTTCTGTGCATACAAGCTGATACGATCGCCAGTCTCGTCACGAATCCGCATGACTTCGGGCGATTCATCCGCAAGCAAGCCGATGACCTTTGGTTCGTTATCTTCTTGTTGCACCAGATGATATGCGTGAGCTGGTGTGTTCAACACATCCCATAAAGCCGTTCCTTCGAATTTCTCGATATTCTTTTTGAATTTCCGGTCGGAAGCAACTTCGATATTCGATGCAGAAATCGGAATGAATGCCGTGTCTGCAGAGTTTCGTACTTGAACTCCCGCAACAGATCCGTTCAATGATTTCAGAGCGCCTTTTCCGAACTTCATCAGCGCGTGACGGAAGGATTCGACGTTGGAGAACTCGAATGTATCTGTTCCGCCATTCGTAGCAAAAGTAATTTGATCGTCGGTATCGATCGTGAATTCATTATCTGAATAGATTCGACCGTAAGTGATTCCATTTACCAGATTCGCTCCATAATTGACGCCGTGCTGCACGCCTGCTTCTACACTATTGAAAGCCAGTCCACTGTTATTCCAAAATGTGTAACGTTCATCAGCTGTGCTGTTCAGGGAATGGATTCGAATACCGTGTGCGTCGATTTCCAGTTCGTTGTTCGCTGTTTCTTGATGAAAACGCCCTCCTGAAATGAGGGTTTGCTGACCCTCTCCAAGATCGTTCAATCCTCCAACATTGACTTCGCCGCTAAACGTACCGCTTGCGCCGCTGAGTACGCCAGAGAACCTGACGTCGCCGTCATCCACCACAAACTTCCCGTTGCCGAAGTTGATTACGCCAGTATCCATATTGATAACGTTCGAACTTGTGGTATTTCGGAAAATCCCAGCCGTTACTTCGCCTAGGTTCGCTTTAATGGCCGAAAGATTAGAAACATCAATATGATTCGCCTTTACGACATCGTGTTCAATTTGAGTCGTTGAATCCACGATATTCGGCCCTTGCTCGCCCTGTTCGCCTTTCACTCGATTCCATGTGTAGTCAGCTGGATTGGAGCTGTCTTGCTGAGTGAAATCAACGTATTGCCCGATGTACTCTCCGGCTGTTTCGCCATTGTTGGCCGTGAACGTTGAGCCGCCATCGTTTGAATACTTGATGTGGAGGAATGAGCTGCTACCGTCAGCACCAGGCTCTCCAGGTATACCATCGCTTCCTCGAATCAAAGTCCATTGATAAGCGCTTTTCTCAGACGGCGCAGAGGCCGTTTGCGTAGTCGCTACACCGATGTATCTTGCATCGGTTGGATCGTCCGTCATGAAGCTGCCATCAGCATATTGGGAGTACTTCACCCACATATATGATGAAATGCCATTCTGACCATCGACACCATCGAAATAGTCAACGCCTTTGACTGGCGTGTAGCCGTCTTCGCCGGGCTCCCCACGCTCGCCTTTCACCTTATTCCACGTATACGCAGCAGGAGAAGCGCTATCAGCTTGCGTGAAGTCTACATATGTGCCAATCCACTCGCCAACTGTTTCGCCTGAATTCGTGGTAAATGTGCTGCCATCATCATTCGAGTATTTGATATGGAGATACGATGTCCGGCCATCGTCGCCCGGTTCCCCAGGCACGCCATCTGAGCCTTTAATCAATGACCATTGATAGGCAGATGGGTTTGACGGCGCGCTTGCAATTTCAGTGGTTGAAACACCGATATACTTAGCACCTGTCGGATCATCGACCATTCCGCTGCCATCCTCATTTTGCGAATAGCGAACCCAAATAAAGGATGAGGTTCCGTCGCTTCCGTCTTGGCCATCTTTCCCATCAAAATAATCGGTACCCTTCACAGGCGTATAGCCGTCCTCGCCTTTTGGTCCTTTGACCGCTGTCCAAGCGGCTCCGTCCCACATCTTCAACTCTGGAATAATGCCTGACGTATCTACCCACTTTTTCGTGGTCGCTGGATTCGGTGGCGTTGGGCCCTCAGGAATTTCAGGTTCTGCGCCGATTTCAAACGGATAGATCGCGGTGGTGCGCACCCAATCACCGAGTTCCATATCGGCTGTATGGGAAATCTCGAATCCACTTGGGTTTTCCGGATCGGTTTGAATCCAGATTGCATTCTTTCGAAGTGGTGGTTTATTCGGCTGCTTAATGATTCGGGTGCTGTATATAGCTTGAAGCTCGCGAAACACCTTGCGGACTTCCTCTTCGCTCTTTTCACGGATTTCTCCGATAATGTATCGTTTGGAGACTGGATTGCTGATGCTGCGAATCATGCGAAGCACCCGAGCCCGAGCATAAATAGCTGGCTTTACATCTTTGTTCTTCACATTGATTCGGTCACCCAGCCGCACTTTCTTATGCGGAAACAAATGCTCGAGCGAAATAGCTTCGACATCGTATTCAAAGATAGAAGCGACAAGCTTATTGAGCGCCTTAGTTCCATATTCGCGTAACTCTTCGACAGTCATCTCCTGATTGTCACTCTCCGGCTCGTAGATAGCCGTCAGATGTGTGCCTTGCCAGTTCCATTCTTGAAAGGCTTCGGCGTGTGTCACGGTCGTATATAGGCGCGTACCATCTTCCCTTTCAGGCGTCTGGCAATAAAGCGATGTCACGACTGCATAAGAGTCGACGAACTTGCGAAAACCGACGAGGTCCTTGCCATATTCGACTGTCAGTGACCGATCATCGCCAATGCGCTCCAGTAGATCTATAAAACGACGTGTAATACACCCGCCTTTAGTTTGGGTTCTAACGCGAACTTTAAGGTTAAAGGCCGTCTCGACCATACCTAGAAAGTCATAGCCACCCCGTGGACGGCTGAGATCTATTATTTCGCTGCCTTTAAATTCAACAATCCCTGGCTCGAATGTCTTGGTACCGGTTGTCACCAGCTCAAGATATTGAAAGGCTGTGAGCGACTTGTCTTCGTCCGGCTCGACAATCTTCAACTTATTCAAGTCGACTTCCGCACCATTTGTACGCACTTCTCGGTTCGGTCCTTCATCTTCGGCACTATGAACAATGAACTCCTGCCAGCCAATATCTTCATGAGGAATGAGCACACGAACGCGCCCTACAACCTTTTCAGCCAGAGGAATATTGTTCGGCATGAAGAAGTTAAAGTAATTCGTGCCATCTTCTGCATCCTGGACATGCTCATCGCCCCAGAACCGGCGATTTCCTCGGTTATCTAAGGTTCCGAGATACTTGCCAGTATTCTGGTGAAAGAACAATATTTTCTTTGGTTTTTTCATTAGAAATTACGCTCCCTCAATACGACGTGCGATTGCGTGAAGTCCAGTTTGTCCGCTGGCTCGAATAGCAGATTGGATTGACCGGTCGGCACATCGAAGAAATCACCGCCGAAATCCTCTTCGACTTCGACCGGCTCTCCGTTGATCAATATCAGCCCCGTGTCGAAATCCATCTCGATGACATCATCTTGCCGGGCGATATAGGGCACGCCTTCTGGTTCCGGATTAATGCGCACAACTTTGGCATGCATGGCATACATGTCGGTCACCTCGGTAGTTCCTGATTGACCGAAATGGAGCTGTAGCTGGGAGAAATTGCGAGTGAACTTGTAATCTGCATCGATGTAAGTAACTGATGCACGAGCAGTATGCCGGCCGGTCACATTGTCGACTCGCGCCACATACCCGACCCATTTGTTTCCGATGCGCCCCATCCGAAGAACGCCTTCGAAGTCGCGCCATTCAATGCCTTTTTGACCGGCAGATGACAGGATGAATTCTCCCGACGCATCACCGAGACGAATTTCAACGCGGTTCCCGTAAGCTCCAGAGCCAATTCGCTTCATTGCCAATTTCCCCACGAATTGCCCTTGGTCATCAAGCAAATACCATTCCAGCCTACCTCTCGCTTTAATGGATGGATTCTTGAAGATAATCTTCACTTCTAAAAGGAAATCAACTAGAGGTTCGGACAAGCTCATCTTTTCAGCCGGCCCGTGCCAGTCCTCGCCAGTACCGAAAGACACTGCTCGGAAAGAATAGCCATTGGCTTCAATCGAACCACCTTTCAATCCTCCATCAACAAAAGCATCTGTCTCCGTCCATCCGACCTTGGAAGCCATCGGATCGTTCAAGATGATTGTTTCCGGATCCACTGCCATATCTGATTCGTCCAACTGGCGGCCGATTCGCTTGTACTCCTGGTCGTTGAAGACGTCCAGGTGCGTAATAGGCTCTTTTACCAAGACTTTCACATAGGGTGGCGTTTCTTCTGCGCCATTGTTGTAAAGAGTAGCCACACCATCTTTAATTGGATATGTCCCCGGTTCAGAAAATTTAAATGGCCGTGGACAAAGAAAGCTGATCGTCGCTTTGTAAAATCCTTCTTTCTTGTAGCTCGGCGTCACCCCGGCATAGAAGCCGTAATATGTACGGTCGAGCTCATCGCCAAACTTGATGGGCACTTCTTCTTTCGTGTTCAGTAGCTTGTTCAGCTGTTCGATTACCTTCTGCAGCTCTTCTTTGGATTCTGCAGCGATTAGGATTTCTTGATTGATTTTCCGTGGGGGATACTTGATCTCTTGTACATAACCGCCGTACTGACCGGGTACTTGCAAGATTTCGATTGACCGATCCAACAACTCGCGGCCATCGTCCATTCCCGGAATAACGTATTCAGACAAATCAATTCCATTAAAAAAAATGGGGAACACAACTAAGTGCTCCCGCATTTCACGTGTGATCCACATTAATTTGTCCCCCTTCTTCTGCTGGTCGCATTCCGTTGATATGAATTGCGATCCATTTCATCTTTCATGTCGTCCGCTGTAGCGCGCGCAAATTCGCGCCCGTTGATATTAAACACGGTATCGCCTTGGTAGACTTCCACCGGTTCGATTTCCGCAGCGAAAGACTTACGCACAACTCCCATATCTGCTCGGTTGAGCGATGTGTCGAGCTGTGCAGAGGCGCGCATGTCAGCCATCGCCAATTGAGGACTAAAAGCATTGCTCAATCCGCTGGATAGCTCAGTCACGGCTCGGAACGCCTGTCCACTGGTCTTATTAATCCCCTGAACAATACCTGGTGCGAACCACTTAGCTACGTTCGCAAAGGCACGGGAAGGCGAGTGTGTATCGGTATCTTTCTTGAATCGACTGATCAAACTTGTTGCCAATCCACCGATAACGCCCAGCCCTTCAGAGATCTTAGACTTGATACCGGAAATTACGCCACCTACTAAATCAGCGCCCGCCGAGACCATATCGCCCACAAATTCAAGCACTTTGCCAGGCATTTGGCCGACAAATTTCGCTACCTCTTGCACTGCTTCGCCCATCTTCTCTCGGATTTTCGAAACGATTTTGGCGAACATTTCGCCGAACTTAGCAAGCAAAACGCCAAGCAACGTAGTCAGATAGCCCTTCACAGCATCCCAGATTCGCTGAATTGTAGATTTTGCCAACTCCATCTGATTTTGAATGGCTGTGCGCATTCCGGAAAAGTCGCCCTTCACCAGTGCCTTCAAAAAAGCTAGGGTATTGGAGAAGGTGCCCTTTATAAATGACCAGACCGCAGAAATTATCGACTGCGCCATTGTCATGTAAGAGGAAATGATCGAATACAGAGCCGGAAAGCGAGAGCTAATAAGGCTCATGAGAACCGTTACAGCACCGACTACAAAGTTAGAAATGGCTGACCAGGTTTTGGATGTCCACGCAGAAATTTTGTCCCAGTTCGCAATCACGAGAATCGCCAAACCGACGATAATTCCGGTGATCCATCCGACTGGACCTAGCGCAATGAACCAAGCTGCGGCCATTCTTGCTGCGTGCAGTAACGCCTGAGCGCCCATGAGCGCCCATTTGGCTGTCCAGAGCACTGCTGTAACCGCCAACTTCGCAACGACTTTTGCCATCATCAGGATAAGGCCGCTGAATACAGAGTTGATCAGTATTGCTACTGGAGCAATAGCCACTAAACCGGCAATTAAGACGAATGCACCGGCTGCAATCTTGCCTATCCACGGATGCGCCTGCAGCATGGAGTTAGACCACTGAAGGAAGGTATTCACCATTTCTAGCATCTTCGCTCCAATAGGCGCCAAAGCGATGCCCAAATTAACGATGAAAGTAATTAAGCTGCCGATGGTCGATACTACGACTGGACCGTTGGTTTTGACGTAATCCACAAAGTTCTGGAAACCTTGATTCTCGCTAAGTGTGGATGAGAAGTTCTTAAAGCGTTCCATCAAGTCTTGCAATCCTGTCATCATTGTTGCTGAAGATGGCGCGAACGCCGCAAAGGTATTGATGATACCTTGGATCGCATCACTGAAAATCGACCGGATTTTCGGCATGTTCTCGCTCACATAATTCACAAACGATTGGAACTTCTCGCTTTCGCTTAATCCGTCCGCCCATTGCCGGAACGATTCGGACATTTTCAAGAAGCTGTTTTGTGTTTCTGTGGCTAGCGGACCAAACGCCTCCATCATATTGAATAGACCCATGACGAAGTTGCCAGCCGCTTGCGTGATGGTTTCGAGTGCCGGTCCTGCAAAGTCTCCCAAGAAGCTGAAGAAGTCTTTCACGTCTTGCGCTTCCAAACTGCGATTGAATGAATCCATCAAGTTGTTCACAGACGTCACGACATTCTCAATCATCGGACGCGCCAAATTAAATACGCCAGTAAGACCCGTGAGCCCTCCGCTAAATGCCGTTAAGACGCCAGGCTCCATATCCTTCACTAACTTACGGAACGTCTCCTGGAAGTCACGCAGTGCGGAATGCGCCTCTAACTGTGGACCACTCATATCCTTGAAGATGCGATTCATTTCTGCAAGATGTTCATTCGCTTTTTCAATATCACCGGCTGCTTTTGCATCAGCTATTTTCATTTCTAAATCGGTGATTTCACTCGCTTTGTCGAATACACCTTTGAGCGCTGGTATTGCAACTGCTGCAAATCCCGCCGCGCCAATTCCGGCTGCGCCGAATGAAGTCGCGAGTGCGAAGGTTGATCCGAGTATCGTGCCGAGCATCGGGCCGAGTTGACCGAGCAGGCCGACAGTCGATGCGATAACCGGCACCATAGCAGGACTCAGTAGCATTAAACCTCCACGACCCATTGAACCTGTAATTTCATCAAAGTTTCGCTGGAAGTTGGCGATGCTGCCCATCACGTTGCGGAAGTTATCAAATCTTGCACGAATTGGAATCACAATGCGCTTCTTGCCTAAGGCGAGCGCTTGAGCTTTAACTAGAGCTGCACCACGCATAAAACCTTGAATCGCTGCAGTAATGGTGACTTCGGTGTCGCCTTTTTGAATCTCTTTTTTCTTCGCGTCAATCGCTGCGACTTTGGCGAGAAAGTTCCGGATATTAGCCGAGATTTGCACATCAGCCCCACTGGCCGATTTACGAATTTGCGCATCCACTTGTTTGAGCTTTCGCTGAAAGTCGCGGATGTTTGCTCCTATATCGGCTTGAAAACGTTCGCTCATGTGACTTCTCCTTTCTCCTTCTGCCGTCCCCAATTTCTCATGGACTTTACGGCCTTGCGGTGTAATGTTGGATCAAATGTTTTCTCTTTACCATTTTCATCCGAAAGCAATTGCTTCCGAACTTTGTCACCATCGTATAAATCCTTAAGACTGACTTTCTTTCGGCTATTCTGAGCTCTTGCTGTAAATAGAGCGTTGGCTGCATGCAATTCATACTTATCGACTTCACGCAACCTAGCACCCTTCACAAAGTTTTTGAATTCCCGAGGAGTCCAGGAAAAGATTAGATCGGCATCGTATACGCCAAGATATTGAGCCGCATCGATTAAGATTTGGTCGTAGTCTATGCCTCGATTTCTTTCTTCGCTTCTTGCATGAAGAGATACGACTTCTTGTTCATCTCTCGCTCCTCGTCGTTCTTGCCAAAGTCTTTCATGAGCTCGATATTTTTCCAGTATTTCTGAACTTTTTTCTTGAAAAAAGACGATTCATCAATCGCCTCGTATGCTTCTTTGAAGGCAGCCTCTGTATCGCCGTCTTCTTCGAATCGTTCTTCGAGCGCTACTTCGATTTCAGCAACTTTCGGCTTGTTTTTAGGATCATAGTCCAGTGCGCAATCCCAGAAAGCTACAAGTGCGTCATTGTCGAACTGCATCAAGCCGTTGAAGACTGTGTCGAAGCCGTTATCTGGATCAGCGTCATCTTTCTTTTTCGAATACTTTTTGTCAGCCAATTTGCTGAATCTAAAATTGCATTTACCTTCAAAGTCCGTTCCGTTCACTGTAAGAATTGCCATATTTCCTATTCCTCCTATGAAATTCAAAATTTGTGTATAGAAAAAGAGGCAGGTTATCCCTGCCTCTTGGTTATGTTGCTGGTGTTACTGGTGTTACTGGTGCTTCTTCGCCTGTAAATTCTCCCGTTGTTTGGCCAGGAGTTTCGAATCCGTATTGTGCGAACTCGATTACCTCTGGCGGGAGTGCTGGCAATGTGCCGCGCTGAGACTTCCCGAATACTTGAAGTGTGCCAGAGAGCTCAACAAATCCTTCTCCTGCAGCTTCTTCAATACTCTCAACCAATGCATACGCAAAACGAGCATTGTGCTCTCCGTCTGCATTCAAAGGCAAGTCGACTTCCCATACCTTGATTTGTTTATGATCACGAATCGCATTGGCAATAACGTTTTGTCCCGCATCACTTGTGTCTACATAGGCTGTGCAATCGGTTGACTCGGAATTATCGCCATACCCAAGAACGCGGCCTTGTTTTGTTTGTTCATCAACCAATTCGTTTTCTGTGCTCCATGTGTGTTCAGTTGAATTGCCGAATACTACAGCGTCCTCGCCCAGTACCGCATCAACCGATTGAAACATCAGAATTCGATCTTTTCCTCTTAGCATGAATGTTCACGCTCCTTATGTGTTTTTGATCGTAAATGTAAAGCTCGCCAGTCCATGCTTAATCCGCGGATCAATGTCATCGATGACTTGAAGGGACGGATAACTCACCGAAACCAATTTAAAAGGGCCCTCGATTGAGAGCCCCTTGCCAATTGCTTGCATGATGGTATTCAGCATTTCCTGCGCTTCTTTCTTTCCGGAATACGTGGACCAAGCGTGAATAACCACCGAGACTTCTTCGTTGAACGTATTCTTTGTGGCGAGTGGATCTGTGGTCGGTGCGCCAATCGTGATATACGGATGCACCAGCCCATCCTCTACCGCGTCATGAACGCCAGTTGCAATCGCCATAACCGCAGCATCGTTGGATAGGCGTTGAAATATCGCCTTTTGTAACAGCCATAAGCTCGTTTGAATCATTTGCCTAACCTCCTCATTTCTCTGCGGAAATAACGCTCTCCGGCGTCAACAGCTGGATTCCAATAGGGTTGTGCAGGCATACCGGAAGTCGTTACCCATTTCCCGAGCTTCGGACTGAAATAAGACCAGGGAATCTTCTTAGCACGACTGCCTCCGGGGCCTTCCGCATAAATGCCGGTACCATACTCCACGTAAATGGCGTATTCGGCCGTCACTCGGACAACCGCCTTTAACCCGCCATCAAAGATCTCCATCTCAATAGAATCTCGCAAGTTGCTGCTATCGACCGGGGCGCGTGCTTTGGCTTCTGATTGGATGAGCTGAGCCGTTTCAACAACGATGCGCCGGACTTCTTCCAGAATCTGATCGCCAAACTCTGCAACGGCCGACTGCAATTTACGATTGCCAATCTTCACGCGCCCCCTACCCATTCGGCACCAGCTTGAGCATGAGCTTCATGATTTCTCTTTGGCCGCCTTGGTCCTGCGGCTTTGATACGAGCTCATATGTCTCGACGGTGCTGTCATAGCGATAGAGGCAGCGCATTTGCTCTTTTACATCCGTGCGATACGGATAGAACAGGTTGCGATCCAGCGTGTAATTCAGCTGCTGCGCTTGGAATAGCTCTTGGCTGGTCGGTGTATCAAGAAATCCATTGAAGTCTAGGACCGTTACCCAGTCTTCTTTGTAGCCACCACCGCCGTCTGGAACCTTGCCGAGAGTCTGAAACTCGATGTGATGCGGAAATTCCTCATGCATCCCATTTCACCTTCCGATAGGGCGCCAAGTGACCTTTCAGTTCTTCCGGTACCGACGTATCGTAAGAATAGGAAACCGTCCCCATTGAACGGGATTTCAGCCCCGTCTTCATGGTGTTCCGTTCGATTGCCTTGGCCAGATAAATTTTCACGCCGCCCGGGATTCGCAACTTGCCTTCTGCCGTATAGCTGAATTGATTATTCGTGTGCGCCATTACTGATTCCAGGAACAAAGGCAGCATCGTTTTGATGTACGCATCTTTGCTAGTGTCGCTTTCGGGCATCTGCATGATCGCTTTGATTTCATTTACATCTTCTTGCTCGGGAATGAATTCGACTTCCATTCAGTCCACCTACTCTCCGAGGATTGCTTTTACGTAGTCCTCTTTAACCGCGTCAGATTTGTACTCTACGCCTTTTGCGTCCAGGTAAACCTTCAGGTCATCGTTCTTCACTTTCTTAAGCTCTGCTTCAGTGAACGTTGAATAATCAGCTGCTTCTTCTGCTGCCACCGTTTCTTTCGTTTCCACTTGAGCTTCTTCTGCCTTTGGCTCTACAGGTGTACGTGTGCGATCTGCACCTTTTGAATATTTTGCCACGTTGTCGTCCTCCTTCGATTCAATGTCTGCCACGCGGGTTTTCCCTTTTAGGATTTCCACGTTTTGCGTATTGTCTTTCATTTCCGTGTTCTTTGTTTTCGCTTGTTCACGGCGCATACGTTGAAATGTTGTTGCTCCCACTCTTCCTGCCTCCTCTCACGAATATAAAAAAGAGAGGCGAATCGCCCCTCCAAATCATCAACCGTTCGTAATCATTTTCACGATTCGGATTTGTTTTCGATCGTATACGCGATTCCAGTTTGAGCCAGTCGCCAATTCAGCATTGCTTGGTGATTTACCTGCAACTTGTGCTGAAGTGAATGCAATGCCACGTGGGTGCAAGATGAAGTGTTTGCGGTTGATCAGGATGTCATCCCCGGCCAATTTATCGCGGTCTGTTTCTGTTTGAACATCAGATGGTGTGCCGTCAGCATATCCAAGAGCGCCTGGACCGAAAAGGTAAGATGTGTACTGACCGCCAGAGACCGGAACACCATCGTCTACGATTACACGCTTGCCATCGAATGTAGCAAACTCTGTATTTGTAGCCGGATCCACTTTGTATTCCAACAAACGCAAGATTTTCAAGTTAGAATAAACGCGAGAGTGAACGACGATAGCCGTTAGGCCACCCTGGGCATCACCAAGAAGCTGAGAGCCTTCGATGATAGTCTTGCCATCAGCCTTCGCTTCAGTGTTTGTGCCGCCTTCTGTGAAGTCGATTTGGTTATTTGCCATAGAAGCAGATGAGAACACACCTCCTAAAGTCGCGATTGTTGCTGCTTGCATACGGCGTGTCCAGTAATCAGCTGCACGGTTACCGATTGCTGCCATTGGATCAGAGCCTGCAAGGTCTCCCGCCAAGTCGTTTGCCGCCCATGCTTTACCACGGAGCAATTTAACAGCCACATCTTGACCAGCGTCAATTTTATCCGGCGTCAATGCGACGGTATCGGACAGAACTTCGTCGTCCCCGTCAAGATCATTCCAAAACGGCATATTCAGGGTACGTCCGCCTCCGCTTGCTAATACCTGCAATTCGTCGTTTGTTGCGATAATACCGGACTGATAAAGAGCCGAGAGCTCCATGGTGCGATTGACTACATATGGATTGAATACTTCAGGGACGATAACGTCCGAAATAAGTGTTTTTGCCATTGATTAATCTTCCTCCTTAGGCTTGCGCCTGTAATTTTTGTGCAAGTGTCGGATCTTCCCGCATCAGGCGACCTTGCTCAGTGAGATTGAATGAATCTTTCTTCCACGGGTTTTTCTGGCCGGATGGGACTTCACTGCCTGGCGGAACGTGCGGATTGCGGCCCTTGAGTCCTGCTGGCGTCTCTTCTTCGGCAAATAAATAAGCGTCACTCTCTTTGAGTGCGCTCAGTTGATCGTCGAGACCGAGAAGCTTTTCTCCATCCAGTTTGATTTGTTCAGCGTCCAAGAGCGCTTTGACAGCTCGTGGATTCTTCGCCTTTGCTCCATGCAGCGCTTCGTTTAACTTAGCGTCGAGTGCTTGCTGCTGAAGTTTGGTTTGATATTCTGTGGCTTGAGTAGCGTTTTCGTCTTTCAAGCGATTGATTTCAGCGGTTAGATCAGCGCTGTCCTTCGCCGTCTTGCTCAGGTCGTCCAGTTGCTTGTCGCGGTCCTTCAATTGGCCCTCTAAGTCCTTCACTTCTGCGATTTTGTCATTCAATCGAGAGCGTGGCACTTTCTCTTTATCGGATTCTTCAATTGCTGTTAGAACCTCATCAACAGTGGATTCGCCTTTCGCGAGCTTTTCGAGTAATTCTTTCATAATAGCCTCCTGTACGTTTTTAACGTGATCGACACGATAGGATTGAGTTCTGCCTTTTAACGCCATTCAGCAGGGCGAGGGTTGCTATTTAAGCGATAGCTCGCAGATGATGGATCACCAAACCTTTCTCGAATTTGACTTAGGGTCAAGCACAATCCATCACCCCTTTCAAAGCTGCTGATGCATTAAGATGGCTGATAGCCTCTCATGGCTTTCTGAGCTCGGTTCATCATTTCCAAGTCAGGAGCAATTGCTTGAGCAACGACTTTCCCATCAATCTCAATTACGCGATTCTCCCGCCCCTGCCGTTTCAATTCCTTGAGAATATCCTTCAGCGTGCCGTCAATCGATTTGAGATACTTCACTTCTTCTGTCACTGGCATGGCTTTCACTCTCCTTCTACAAATTCAATGCCGTTGTCATGCAAAATGACGTTCATCTTCCTTACATCCATCTCTTGGCCGTCCGGGAACAACAACGTTTCCCAAACTCCTTTGCGATGCCGAACCGCGACACCCCAAGGAAACTCGACTGTTTCCCAAGCCATTAATGAAACAGGTTCCACGAGAAATCACTCCCCTCACGCCGCAAACTCCTTATACCATTCCTCATACGTCACAAACGGAATGACCGTGCTCGGCGGCTGCAGCTCTTTCGTCGTCTTCTTGACGGCTTGCTTATACGTCATGCTCTCGTCAGCCATATACTGCTCAATGCGGTCTGCGAGCTTCTGCTGATACTGGTCGTCCATGTAATCACGACCCCGACGATATTCCGGCAGCTTCCCGTTGATTTTGTAAATCACAACACACCGGCAATTGATGGAGAGCGATGCCGCATCGATGCCGACCCATAAGCGAGGAGCGAGCGTGTAATTCGATTTGTAATGAAAGACGCCGTTCTTGTCTGCATCCTGGCCATCGAGTTTCCGGTGGGATTTCCGCACCCGGGTATCGAGTGATGACGTCCACACCTTGGTCGCTTTGCTGTACGCTGATGCTTCTTCGAATACTTTCTCTCCAGCAATGCTCCGGGCGCGTCCTGCCTCTGTCCTGGCGACTGTACGTGCTTTGTTGCTTGAGAAGCCGAGGACTCGCTTTAATCGCTTCGCCATAACCCAATAGCTTTCGCCGGCTTGAATGCCCTGAGCGAGCTCGATATTGATTTTCCGCACCGTCTCGTTTCGATGTTGCTGCAAGATCTTTGGCAAGGTGAGCTCAGCAATCGGATTTAGCAACACTTCCTTGACCGTTGCCGGTGAGGGTAAGCTGAATCCTTGCGCGGCTGGTGGCTGCACCTGTGAAATCAAATAAGCTGAGAGCAAATACTTCTCCAGGTACTGCGTCTCCTGAAGGGCTCGCATATCCTTCACAATCTGCCGATAGTCATCCGTTAGCATCTGTGTGATCCGTGCCATTTCCTTGTCGAATCGGTTGTACTTCACCATTTCAGTCGATGTGAGCTTGCCATCCTTCTCGTATTTCTCAAACATACGGGATAGTTGGTCCAGGATGGTCTTAAGGCGCCGGTTAAAGACGCGCTCTAAATCATCCTCAGCTTCCATCAGCTTCTTATCGAGTAGATCCTCGATGTCGAATTGGTTCATCGCTTCCTCACGCCCGTTCCTTTACAGGAAGGACACTGAATCTGTTTGGCTGTTGCCGGGCTCGTTATCTTGCCGTCACCGTTACACTCCGGACAAGGAAACTCGTCATTTCCATCTGCTTGCTCTTGAGCGCTTGATGAACTGGTGCCACCGTTTAGCTCGTCGTCCTCATTCAGCGGAGGAAGCGACTCGCCAAAACGTATGGCCTCTTCTTCCAGTCGCTGCATCTCCAGTTCGACATCATTCACCCACGGATGGTTTTCGAGAATGGTTTGTTTGCTGACATTGCCAACTGAATTCTGCCCCATCTCGATTTGCTCGGCCTCATTGGTGAGCATCGACTTGTTGAACGTGAACGTCAGATCCTTATAGTCGTGGTCCTTTTTCTCAGTGATGTTGATGTATTCGACCAGGAACCACGCAAAGTGCTTGAGGCCCTTCGTAAACTTCCGTTCCATGACACTCGCTTTCATGTCCAGCAGCTGGAACAACTGCCGAAGGGCGACCCCGGACGGCGCATTGCCGAACTTATCCATGGAGACGTCTGCGCCTTGGCCGAAGTGAAAGATGTTCTTGGTGTATCGATCCAATTGGCTGTCGACCGCATTCACCGGCACTTCCGATTGCTTGGTATCAACGCCGCTGCCATCTTCACCGCTAACCTTAATGGCCTTGAAGCGCTTGAGATTGGCGTTGAAGCCTTTTAGGTCTGTGCCCTCATAGCCTCTCAGGATATAAATGAGCGACTGCATGTCTTCAAGTGTGTTCAAGGTGTCGGAAACAATAAGGTCGTATGCATCGATGTAGCCCTTATAGAACGTCAAGTCCCCGACGCGTTCTTCATTGTTCATGAACTCGATGAACGGCACCTCGCCCCAGCCGTAACCGGAACCGTTGTAGTAGAAATGGGACGCTGGATTGATGTCCTCTGAAACGTCAAAGAAGATATCGCCATCGATGATTTCGTAAAAGGTCACTTGCTCCTTATCCCACATTTCTACTTTGGTTGTAGTATCGTCCACCGCGTAGAAACGGATGATATACAGCAGTTTCTTTTGCTTCGACCGGTCATAGATCGGAATGACTTCTTCTTTCGGGATGCGGATATAGTCGAACAGTCCATCTTCATCGATATACGGATGCAGCCACTCGCGGCCTTTGTTCGATACGTTCTTGATAAGCTCGGGAATGATGTCCTCAAAGTCATCAGACAGTGTGTCTGTGACCATCTCCAGCAACTCGTTATCGTCACCCTTAGAACCAACTGTCACCGGCTTGCCAGCGAGATAGGCAACCTTCTGATCAACCAGCAATTTATGAAAGCCGGATGACACTTTATTATTCTTTGCATCCTTATCTTCAACCGGCCGGTCGTTCACATAAGTATTGATTATGCGATTCTGAATATCATTTTCGCCCATGTAATACCTATGGCCATCTTCGATAATAGCTGCAGACTCATGCGCTTCAATCATTTCTTTCACGATATCCTCCGTCATTGGCTTGTTCAGACGGATAATTTCGTTCAGTTCTTCTGTATGTGTCGTGTCGCTTGGATACATGTATTCACCTCTTTACGTTAAGAATGTTAGTGACGACTTGCGCATATCTCGCTCAAATGCATAGCGCGTGCTGTCGATCGTGTGATTGTCTTTGTCTTCTAAGCGTGGCTTTGGATTGCCGTCGCGGTCCGTCTGGTAATCGATGTTCTCGAATTCCCTGGCGATGTTCGGCGTTCGTAATGGATCAATGCAAATGAAATCAAGGTCATCCAGCCATTTCTCGCCATACTCTACGCTGTCCGGCCCCTTCTTCACTTGCTTCAATCGCTGTATGCCGTGCTCTAAGCGCATTTCGTCATTACTCTTCGGCTCAACCTCTGCGAAAATCTCCTCATGCGCATATCCACGCTTGGTAATCCATTCAGCCAGCTTGCGGTTGCTGATTTTTACGCCGTAATGCTCGTCGATTGCGTAGATGCCATTGCGCTTCTTGTCGTAATGCCAACGAACAAATGCCAGTGGATCTGATGCATAGCCGTAATCGAGTCCGTTGCGAATGTTGTCGAAGCTTTTGGCCATATCGTCTGTGATGCAGCCAGCTTCGATTTGCAAGTTATCGAATGGCACCACGCCCGAGCCGACCGCCTTGCCTTCATACTCCCACTCATATCGTTTAGGATTGCGCTCTTTGGCTGCCAATGCCTCTTCGATGAATTGCTTGGAGATGAACGGATTGTCGTGATACGTGGAATGATGCACAAAAGTATTCGCCGGCTGGAAGGATGATTCGTATTTCTTATTCACCCATGACTGTCTGCGCTTCGGTGGGTTGTAGCTGAAGAAGAACTTATAAAAAAGGCCATCAGCCAATTCTCCACGTAGTAAGGAGTTGGTGATGGTCGTGACTTCTTCTTCAGTTTTAAACTCTGCCAGTTCTTCCACCCAAGCTAGCGCGAAGGGGAAGTTTGCCGACTTCAAGGACTTGATGCGTTCCGGTTCCTGGGCACCCTTAAAGACCATGTAATTGCCTCTCGGCAGATACGTAATCCGCATCGGAGACTTGTTGACTTTGAACAGATGGGAAACGCCTTGCTCAGATATCGCCCACTTGATCTGTTCGAAGATGGAAAGCTCAAGCGTGTTGTCGACTTTCCGGATACCGATACCGTTCAACGGGAGACGCATCAGCAGCTGCACAAAAATGTGCGCAATGTCTGAAGACTTCCCAGAACCACGCCCGCCCTTGCAGACGATGTTTAAAATGTCGCTGGACATCGTAGCCTTCCAAACCGGATGAAACGCTGTAGGGATGAATTCGGATAGCTTACGAACCATCGTCTCCACCACCGATATCGTCCACGAAGGTTACATTCAATTCACCTTCATGCTTCACGGTTTCCTTGAACATGCCGAGATGCTTCCCGATCAGTTCTGTTGCTTTGTTCGCGCCGCTGCTGTCGAATTGGTATTCACCTGTTGGAACCAGTCGCTGTTCCACATAATCAAATTCCATCACAGGTTCTTGCTGCATTGCTCGGTCTGATATATCCATCAAGCGTTTCAGCACCCAATAAGCATCAAGCTCCAATCGATCAGCTCGTGTTTTCTTTAGTTCCTCTATACGCGCGCGGATGTTTCCTTTTGCTAGCAACTTTGCTGCTGTAGTCCTCGCTGTTTTTTCACTGTACCCTGCACGAATCGCCGCCTGAGTGCCGTTTAGGTCCACCAGGTACTCATCGATGAACATCTGTTGCTTCGCTGTAAACCTCACCATATATCACCAACTTTCGCGCTAATTGCTATTTTTATTCTCGTCATTACTAAATTTACATATGCTATAATCTTTTTAAGCACCCTTCTCTAGCGTCCGACGCTGTGAACACCCGGCATTGGATTCAGGTTTTCCTGGATAGATGGGGGGTGTTAGTTGTGAAGGTAACAATCACCATCGAGGTGTCACCAGCCATCATAAGATTGTTGGCGGCCTTTACAACGGGCTTCCTCCTGTAAAGGGGGGAGTTTTTTTGTTGCTCATAATTAGTAGTGGGGCTGTGGAGGGATGTGCCAGTTGCCCGTGCATCCCCTCTTTTATTCTCCCCTTCATTACAGATGAATTCGGAAGTCAATCGGAAGGCAAGGAAATCTTTTCATTGATTTTCTTTTGGGCTCTTTTGATGTAACCCTGAACCGTTCCTTTGCTTACCCCGATTTCCTCAGCTATCTTTGCCCAGCTAATGCCACCAGCGTAATGCAAGATATAACACTGCCGTTCACGCAGCGATAACGATGCAAAAATATCAGCCAATATAATCTTCTCTTCGGCCGTCATATACAATTGTTTCGGTCCTTCTTCTAGCTGCTCGGTGATGTCCGGGATGAAATCCATATTCGAGAAGGATTGGTGCTGGTAGATGCTCTTCTTGTCAATGCCTTTGAATGTCCCAGGCTGTCTGCCGGTCTCGAGCCACTCCATCGAGAAGTTCATGCTTTCAATCATGCTGTTGATCTGTGTGAGGTCCTGTTTGCTATGAAAGTCGTTACGATCCAATCGGTCCCGACGTCGCTCCAGGTCTTTTTTGTGAATGCTGTATTCGTGTAATAGTTCGTCTGCCCATACTTTCATCGAAGAACCTCCCCTGATTTTGGAAATAAAAAAAGAGGACACAAAACAGCGGTTATGCTGTCATGTGTCCTCCAGTTGGCTGGTGGGACTATTAGTGTCAGATTTTGACTAGTTGATAATAGGCGTTAGCTCCATGAGAACCTAAATGCTTATATTCAAGCTTCATTTTAAAAATGTCGTTATACTTCTTTCCGCTTATATCTTGATAACTTATTTCCAATCTACAATTAAAATCCTCTTCTAAATCAAGATCTTGACCTTCTTCTAATCGATTAAAAAGAAGTTCCGAATAGATACCATAAATATATCTAATTGAAGCACTTGGTTCTAAGAATTCTTCGGGTTCTTCGTTAGTCTTATAAGGTAATATAAAATCAAAATCATGCGTGTAAGAAAGTCTTACCATCGCTTCTTCATTACTTCGAATTTTCTTTATACTATAAAACATACGGTCTCCACCGCTGATTTTTTCAAATATATATTCATCCTTGTCATCAAATTCTTTGAGCTTATCAAAGTTTTTTTCATCAATTACCCATTTAGCCTTTATATTTTTAGCTGTACCTAGACCTATATTGAATATTGCAGATTCTAAAGAATCATCGTTTTTACTTTCTACATACGGCAACTTATCTTTTTCATCAAACTTGATAATTATATCTTTCGGCTTAAAGTGTATATCAGGTCTATTTGAAATAATTCTTTGTCTTGAAACATTCCAAAGCGTTCCAAGTGCAACCAATGAAGTTAACAAAGGTGCAATTATAATAATATTATTCAAAACTCTTTCCCCCTCATCAAAATTCACACGCCTAACCTGACCATCGTGCGTTTTGATGCGTCTCTCTGCATGAGGTGGTAGCGCACCGAGTTTAGCCTTGCCATTAGAGATCAAAAGCACATGGCTTCCCGGTTATTCCATTATATCCAACCCAAGAATCCTTGCCTCCAGATTTTGTCACATTATATAAAAAGGACACAAAACAGCGGTTATTCTGCAATATATCTCCCGGTTGGCTAGTGGGGCTTATTTATAAATAGAGTTTATAGAAGACATTAAATCTGTGTATTTGTCTTCTAATTCTTTTTCTACCATTTTTATTAAACTTACCTTATCTTGATCAAAACCTTTCAATTCAATAATTCTTTTAAGGTTTTTACAAGTAAAAACGTAAGAGTTTATCTTGTCTTCTAAATACTCTAAATCTTCGTCATCTATTTTAACATCCAGCTTAATAAGCTCTTGACAATTATCACTTATTCTAGTTTTCGCTAAATTATAGAGTTCTTCGTCTTTTTCTGGCCAAGGACTTGAAAGTTCCTCTAGTTTATAAAGAGACTTGCCGTAATATTCATACCAAGTCAAGTCCTTCATTAAACTAAACTCTTTAGCAGATATTAAGTTAGCTGCTTTTTTAATTTCATTAATCGACTTACTTTTATCAATATTTTTTTTATCTTTCTTTTCTAACTTCGATTTTGCTAAATAACCTAAAACTGCACCTGCCACGCTTCCCGCCACTGTAATTAAAATACTCAGAACTCTTCCCCCTCATCAAAATTCACACGTTTCACCTGCCCGTCGTGTGTCTTGATGGTCGTTTGAGCAAATGGTGGAAGCTCACCGATTTTCACCTTTCCTTCAGAAATCAGGAGAACACAACTTTTAGGTAATTCCATTATATCCAATTCTAACATTCCTGTCTTCGAAATTTTAACATCTTGCAAGCGCATTGGACCCCTCCATCCTCTAACTCTTCGCTTAGTAATTAATCAGCACAACGACCCTCGGCGTCATGCTGTATAGTTTCTTCACCGTCATGCTGACCACTTGGCTATCATCCTGCCAAATAATCTTGGACAGTCCATCCTTCACACCCTTCGCTAGATTATCGACATCGGGCTTTGTAATCGGCAGTAATAACCCTGCGGCAATAAGCTCCTGTTTCGGGCGCGTCTGATACTTCTTCGGTGTCGGCTGATAGAATGTCAGCTCCAAGTGTATCGGGCCTCGAATAAGCTCCTGTGGCTTGTGCTGGGATGCGATGAGCTTTACGTATTGTTTGAAGTCCCGGGATTTCACCGGATCGTAGAGAACCGTTTTGCCCGTGAAGCTTTTTCCGGCTCGGGGACGACCCTGGGCGACTGGTTGTCCGACTATTTCGAATGCGATTTGGTTCATTGTTTCGCTCCGAATGTTGTGTTCTGATAATTCTTTACCAATTCGAATGCTTGCTGTTGAGTGAATCCTTGCGCTTGCAGTTCTAAGTAGTAAGTCCATAGCAGTGGAGAAAAGTCTCTTAAAACTGCTTGCATTTGTTCAAACTGATGTACAATATCCATTCCTACTCCCCCTTAATTAATCTGCAGCAGTCGATCATACTCTTGAACGAGCCTCCGTTCTTCCATATCCTCAAAGTAGCTTTCAGGCTTTCCAGTCATCACAGACAGCGTGGTAATCATGCCTTGGCGATCTTCTTCGTTCATCGTTATGCTCCTTTCCTAAATCCGGTCCATTTGCCGCAGCCGATGCGTACGCTGCTTAACCGTGAGATTGTGCCGGTTGTTTTCTTTCTCCGTGGCCGCGACGTCCTTCCGGTAGCAGACCCCATCAATCAAGATGAGGGTCGGGCTTCCGTTTTTGACTTTCAGGACTTCGCCGTTGAATGAGAGCTTGTCGCCTGGCTTGTACTCAGTAGCCATGCGCTTGTCTTTCCCAATTGATCTGATTCTTTTGCTCGTAAGCTTCCACGATTTGTTCTTCCGTGAAGCCAAGCACATTTCCAAGCTCCAGGAACGATTCCAGCAGCAGTGCATAATAGACGGTCAGTGCTGAATGATGCTTCCTTTGCATGCGGTAAGTCTTGCTCAAGAGCGCCAGTTGTTCATTGACGATCAGGAATGCATCCGTCACATCGGGTTCCCCGTCAGTAAGCTGCCCTTGGAAGTAGTTGCCGAGCAAGTGATACTCGGTGAAATTCATTTCGTTCCCGATCGATAAAACGAAGTGAAGGATATCGACGAATTCTTCTAGTAATGGATTTTTAATTTCATAGCTACCGAACACTTCGCCATTTTCTTCATGGCCAATAATAGATTCTCGAACTTCTGTGCGCGGCTCCTGATCCGTACTCCAGAACTTCCACGACCGCTGCTCGTTTGCACATTCGCCTAACTCAACGCCTAATGCCAGCATCTTTTTCTTCAACCGATCTTCACCCGGCTGTGCCGGATGCTTTTCTGTAATTTCTGCATCCAGTTGCCGTTGCTTCTCAAATAGATTGCTGATTCCCACGTGAACACTCCCCTTAATCATCAGATTCCTCGCTGATCATGACTTCCAAGTCCAAATCCGGATTCTCGACTTCCAGTTCGTCTGCGATGCGCTCCTCGGCTTCGCTTACTGGCATGAGCTGCCCGTTGTATTTGATGTTTGGCTCCTGGCACCCAGCGAGTGCTAGGGCCGATACAGCTGCAATGAGGATGATGGATTTCTTTTTCATTCAACCTCACCTCGTTTTTCTTCCTGACGTAGTTGCTGGATCTCCATCCCTGCCAACATCCCTGTGACCAACGCGACCATCATGCCGCCGATTAAAATTCCCAACATACGATTTCCTCCTTCATCCTTTTGTTTTAAGTAACCTGCTGAGCATCATGATGCAACCGAGCGCGATGCCGAGAAATATGATTGTGGTCATTCTGCGTCCTCATTTTTGCGACTTTTTCGTAGTCGTTTCCATTCAGGATTAAATGTTTCAAGAGTCTTATGCTCTTCGTAATAATCCTCTGCTTGCTTTCTTACATAGGCTGCTTCAGCAAAACTGTCATAAGCCCCTAAGTTATAGCGTTTTAATTCTCTAGTGATATACGCCTTGTATCGGCCACCTGAATTCTTAAAAACACCCTTCGCGCCCGAAGTATTGTTTTTGTGCACCCCTCTGTTTTGTGACTGAACCATTGCAGTAGTCCATCGGCAGTTAGAAGGAGAGTAATCGCCATCAGAATCGATGCGGTCGAGAGATAATCCCTTTTTATAGCCATTTTCAATTGACCATTCCGCAAATGCTTGAAAATCGTCTTTCCATTCATCGCAAACTTCAACGCCTTTTGTTTGATAGTATTGCTTACTGGCGTTTGTTTTCTGATAGCATCTCCTTTTCATATCGAACCATTTCATGTACAGTTCGTTTTGAGTTACAGTTGATCCGTTTTGTGATTTCTTTTTACAACCACAACTCTTTGTGGCTCTCCTATTTTTTTGATCAAAAAGATTCGCTTCATAGATTTTGAATTCTTTTCCGCATACGCACCTGCAAATCCATGAGTTTCCGAAGTGGTGGGCGTTTTTCAAAGCTACCACTTCAAGAAAACCAAATTTCATTCCAACAGAGACTTCCATCTCCTCACACCTTTCTATTTGTTGCGCTTTTGTATCGGACGGCTCATTGACCTTTGATTGCCGTGTCGATGATTACGTCCTTTTCGTAGCTCCAGTATTCTGTTGCGCTGTCACCTTTAAAGGCTTCATCGAGGACTTCCTGAATCCTTTGATAGTGCTCATCTTTTAGGCACTCCATCGCTCGGTCGTCCCAGTCTTCGTACATTTCATCGTATTCCTGTTCGATGTAGGCAACGACCATGCGCTCCGCACTAGGCTTCCACCGTTTACGCTGAATAGTGCACCAATTATCATTCGCTTGGTCTAAGTCTCCGTCTCTTTCTAAGTCGCGGCGAAGTTCACCAGCAGTAATCGTGTAGCCTGACTCTTCAACACTTAATTCCGTTTCGTTTGGAAGTTCTGACAGTAAAACTGAATTTTTTCTCATGGGCTTTCCTCCTAGTTTTGTTTTAGTGTTTCCGTCAACGGCGCCACAACTAAAGCCGCCCGCCAACTTGCGATAATTTCCCACTAAGCCCGAATAGCAGTTTTTCGTCCTCTGCGTGAAGCTCCAGCGCATTTGTTAGCCGCTGGACTTCCTCTCTTAGATGACTGATGATTTCGTCCGATTCTTTCTGCTGCGCGAGCTTCTCGTCACGCCATTGATCCCCACGCTGGATGTTCGCTTGATTCTCTTTTTTTAAGGCAGCATTTTCTTCTTCCAGCCATTCGATTTTCTTCAACAGCCTTTGTTTGATCTGCTCATATTCGCATTCTGGCGTCCGAAGTACGTTCGGGAATGGTGCGCCTACAACGTCAATCATTCGACTTCCTCCAATCGCTCACCTAGTTTTTTATCCGGCACCAATATAATGCTCAAGATGCCCACAATGGCCGTAGTAACAAGCGACGCTCCCCATAGGAACTGAATGACCTCAATCATTCCAAGTCCTTGTAGGTATCGCATCTTCGTAAGCAAGGCGGTCTCTGATTTCCAGCGCCTCTTTCAACGTGCATTTCACAATTGATTTGATGGACGTAAGTCCGAACCGGCGATCAGTGCGAGACGGCTGCCATTTCGGCAGCGCCTCAATCACCGTCTGATATTTTTCATCTTCCGTCATAGTAATTTCCAACCCTTCTTGCGTAATATTTTGACAGCAGAAGGCCGCAAAGGTTCGTAGATGGTTACGATATGTCCGTGGTCGTAGCGCCATAGAAACGTCCACTTGGCTTTGCTCATGGGAACCACGGGCTCGATTTGACTTCGAGATTACGTTGCATCTGTGCTTTCACAACCATCGAGCGAATATCGTAATAGTCCATCTCTTCCAATGCTTGGCCGCCTGGCCCCTTATGGATCCCGTAGCCCCTCAACTCGGTGATCCAGTTCTTCATGTGAATGTGCGCGTTGTGTTTCATCCCCTTCGCCTCCCCTTTAATTAAAAAGCGATTCCTGGAAGTAACCTGTACTTGCAGCTACTCCGTTTACCCAAAGAACTTCCTGCCGGCGAGCACCAGCTTCTGCTGCTACATCGAGCGTCTGTCGCTGCCAATACTTTAATCTTTCATCGTATATCGGATGGGCATATCCGGATAAGAGCACCGGTCCTGGATGGGCATCCAATACCTCCAATAATTCCATATGGTCATCAAGCGCCATTTCGTGTTTGTAATGGCGCTTCGTTCTCGTCTCAATGATGTATGGTGGATCTGCATAAATGAGCACGTTGCTGCGGTTATATCGTTCAATCAACTTCACAGCTGGTTGATGTTCAATTTGAGCTTCTTTCAGCCTGTCCGTTACCTGCAGTATCTTTTCAGGAAGCTTGCTCCATTCTTTAGCCACATCTGGTCCATTAGAAGAAATTAAGCTTCGCCATCCAGTCCGATCGCTAGTCTTTGCTCCAATTGCCTGCCAGCACCGAACCAAAAATCTGCGAGCATCTTCGATTTCATTCCCCGTTTCAAATTCGTAGGAAGCGTAGTACTCTTCCCTGGAGAATGGTGTCCATTCAATTTTTCTGGCCAGTTCTTCTGGATGATCGCGAATGACTTTAAACAAATTCACTATGCTGCTGTCCATGTCATTAATGGTTTCGATTCCTGACTTCTCTTTTTTGAAGAAGACTGCGCCGGATCCAAAGAATGGCTCTAAATAGGTTTTATGCTCCGGCATGTGGTGAATAATCCAATCGGCCATACTCCACTTGCTGCCGGGATAATGCAAAATTCTCGGTACCGACATTCCCCTTCCTCCTTTATGCTGCGACTTCCATCTCCATGTGCTTCTCCAAAATCGAGATAGCCGTTTGCGTGTTCGGATGCAATTGCTTCAAGAGATTCATAAACTCCTGCTCAAGACTTTCATCGTTCTGGCCCCGGGCTTTCCATGCCCCGAGCACCAAAATCAGTTGATTGAGTAAATACTGGCGGTGTTTTGTGTATTCCATCCCTTCGTCCTCCTCGTTAATTTAGTAAGTGGTCAAATTTAGACATGCGGCCCTTCGCCAATTCTCGGCGGTAACTTGTCGCTTTGTTTTCAACTGGTTGAGAGATTTCAAGCATTCGATCGTATGCACGCTTCCCGATTTTTCCGGACAACTCTTTTGGCTCCAAATTTGAAGTGGCCATAATCGGTTTGTTGCGTCGGTAGCGATTGTCGATGATCAGGAAGATGATTTCTTCCACCCATTCGCTCGTTTTCTCAGCACCGATGTCATCAATAATGAGCAAGTCGCAGATGTTGAGCGCTTTGAGAATTTGTTCTTCACTTTCGGTCTTACCTTGTCCGAATGTCGACTTTATTTTTTTGAGTAGATCCGGCATTGATATATAGACAACGACTTTGCCTTTTGCGTGGAGTTTGTTATGAACGGCTGCGGCCAAGTGTGATTTTCCGTTTCCCGACACGCCCCATAGCAGAATGGACTCAAGTCCGAACTCGTCAAAGTTGTCAGCGTAGTATCTGGATATCTTCTCTGCGTTTTCGGCGCCGGTTCGCATTTTGAAATTTTCGAAGCTGGATGTCTGAAAGCGTTCACCCAGGTCGCTGATGGAGAATAGCTCTCGAACTTCCCTTTCGCGTTGAACGTTCTGATATTTTACGATTTCTTCTTTACGAATATCAGCTTCGCATTTACACACTGGCTGTACCCAGCGCGTTCTGCCTAGAACTTCGACTTCCATCGGCGGGACCAGATCGCCACAGTGTTCACACACAACGCCCTCAGAGTGAGATTCCGTCCCATTCTTCGTCGTCAGGTCCTCCATGATTTTTTCGATTGGTTCCATTCGCGTTCCCTCGCTTCCGTCGTTCGGTTTCCTTATCGGCAGCTAAGACCGCTGACAAGGTAGTGATGCGTTGATCGCTCCATGCTCTTAATATCGTGTCCGCATAATTCATCTTGTTCCGCGCATTCGCTTCCACCGAACGTTTCAATGCCTCATGAACCAACTCCTCAGATGATTCATCAATCATGATGGAAATTCGTTCGGCAATATGGGGAACTAAGTGGCTGATGTTTTGTTCATAGAAACGGAATGCTTTACCAGCATCCGCAACAACCGGTTTTGGATCTGGCCCTTGATGATGTTGTTCTTTTTCTTTATCTTTATCCTTATCTTTCTCTTTATCTCTTATCTCTTGTTTGCATAGACTATCTGTACTGTATGGATACTGTATCGATACAGTATCTGCTTTTATTGTATTTGCTATGTCGAGATAATTTGAAGCGAAAGGAACGTGTTTGACTGAGCGTAATTCCTCTTCCACTCGAGCAACTACTTTCGGACTGTTATTCCAATTATGTCGAGCCCAGTTAAGAAGCATAATTTCTTTTGTATCATCGTTATAATCAATCTTTCCGTAATCAACGAACCGCTGTAGTAGTTTTTCTACCGTCTCACGGTTGTAGCCGGTTTCTGTTTCGATGATTCGTTTTGGCAGCTCGTAAATACCGATTTGCGATGCCTTGCTGTTGGTCATCAAATATATATAGAAATACTTTTCTTCTGGGGTTAGATCCAAAACAAACCCATCTTGCCAATAACCAACTTGCACTTGCCGATATTTGCTCATCCTTCTTCCTCCTCTAAAAATGAAAGGAGAGTCCCTCAACTCTCCCTATTTACTTAAACCAAAGTTTGTTCGTGTGCACTTGGCTTTTTAGGCTTCTCTTCTTTCTTCTGTTCCGTCACTTCCGGCTCAGTGGTTTCTGGATCATCCATGACCGTGTTGTCCGTCACATCAATCACATCGCTCATATCTTGGCTTAGCTCAGTCTTAATTGTTGAATCAGCTTCGACCGTCTTCTGCAGCTCGATGGACTTCGGTGCGTATTTCAGAACTTCTTTCAAGACCGTTTTCTTGGCCATAGCGTCGTAGTTGGTTTTCCATGGGCTGGTCCATCCTTTTTGAACAGCCTGCGAGAATTTCTTGGCGTGATGATCAATGCGTTCTCTCGTCCAGTACACGAAGTCATATCCGCCATTTTGCAGATGATAGACCGCGTAATAGCCGATTGGTTCGCCGGTAGGAATGGCTGCCGGTTTGTGGACCAAGTCTTTGATTAAGCCGTAGCTGAATTCGAACTCATCGTCTTCATAAACCTCATGGGCGTAAATCGCTTTGTATTGACCGCTGCGCACCGCTAAGTCGATGAGACCCTTGTAACCCAGCTGGAACTGCACTTGCTTGCCATAAGGAATCAGGTAAGCCTGGCCAAGTCCTGTGTTTGGCTCCACGCCGAGCTGTGCCGATTGCATGATAGCTGCTAAGAAAGATGTTTGGTCACATTCCAGAAGCTTTGGTGTAGTGCGAACGGCTGTTAAAGCGATACGAGCGATGCGATCCGCATCCATATGCTTTGGGAGAGCCCGCTGAATCTCGGGGCCCATCCGTTTGAGTAGAGCATTCAGCGTTTGCTCTGGCTTCACTTCTTTGTTCGCCACGCTGTTTTTGTTCAGATTTGCTAATTGGTTTTTGACTGCTTCGTTTGTTGCCATGAATGATTTCCTCCTATTTCACGGTGAACCGACGTGCGGTTGTCGTGTTTGTGTATTTTTTAAATAGATCCGGCTGTTCAGCTTTCAAGCGCTTGGAATCGATTCTGTTGGTTTCATAACTCTTCCAAGTGACAATTCGATTCAGTGTATGGCCTTTTTCTTTTTCGCCCAGGATGGCTTTAATTCGGTTTTCATATTCTTTCTTCTTGGTAGTGAAGTCTTTGATATCTTCTGTCAGTTGATCCATAGCCTCTAGCATCTGCTCGACATCATTCCCCAGTTTGATTTCAGTGGAAGGCTGTTCTTCGGGATACATCGCTTTCAACAAGTCTGTCGAGGCGTCTGATCCGTCGAATGCTGGTGGAATTTCAGCAAGAACGTGATTGTTCCAGAAATCCTCTTCAATATCGATAAGGTACTGGATCAACTCTTCATCCCGTTCGATTTTCTTATGGATGAACTTGTTTCCTCCGACTAATACCGCGATATGCCATGCTTTGTATCCCGTGACAGCCATATAATGCTGGCATTGAAGCAAGTATGCTGCTGGGACTTCTTCGTCTTCCCATTGGCCTCTCAGGTACTCAGAAGCTGTTTTGCATTCAAGCCCTTCTTCTTTCCCAACAATCAGCCTGTCAACGTTCGCCAGCATGAAAGGATGCTTGGGATGCTGCAGAATGGCGTTGCGCTTTCGGACTCGAATGCCTGTACGAATTGAGAACTCTTGGGCGACAATGTCTTCCATGACATTCCCCCAGTACGCGGCTTCGCCGGCCGTGTCTTCTTCCGGTGATTGACCGGTCTTATCAAGGTAGACTCCAACAGGAGACTTCCATTTATTCAATCCGGCAATGGCTGACACGTCACTGCCACCAATGCCCTTCTTACGTTGCTCGAGCCAATCTTCGCGGCTTAGATCCCGCGTATCAGCAAGTAATAATGCTCGCATTGATATCCCTCCATTTTCTGTGCTAAAATATCGATATAAGTTGTTTTTTCAGCCCACGCCAATGGGTCTGTGTAGCCGGTTGCTTTTTAAGCAGCTGGCTATTTTAGTGCCTTGAAGAATTCAGCGCCGACGACTTCGATTAAGTAGTCTTCCATGTTGTCTTGAAGCACTACGCGACCTGCCTTGTCTTCAAACCACGTGTCGCCTGTCTGGATCTCCGAACCGAAGTGATCTTCAATCGGATAATCGTTCTCGACCTCGATAGAGATTTCCGATTTCTCGAAGCGTGCGTCTGTAACTGGGTATCCTGTCAGCATGCAGCGTTCTACGTCTGGATGATTCATTCTCTTCACCTCCCTCTGATGGTGGAATCCCATCAATCAGACCAGGAACGGAAACGGGGGAACATTCCTGGGCTGATTGACGAGAGCCAAAGCTCTCGCTATAATCGAAGTAACCTTACTTTTATTTCGGCGGCTGAGCTCTAACTCAGTCGTCGTTTTTTTGTGCATTTATAGAACCGAACTGCGTACCAACTAAGAAACAAAGGAATCCCAAAAGGCCAGTAGCGATGAGCGTGTGTAGTGCTTCGCCGGCTTGAATCATTGCAGATAACCTTTCGATCGCAGTTGAAGATGATGCTTGTGCCAGGTTTCGTTGTAACTGATGGAAGCTTCCTCACAGACCACGACGACCAAATGCTCTAATGATGTGATGGCCTCTACTGCCTCTTCCAATACCTTTTCGACTTCCGGCGAGTGCCAGGCGGATAGGCTCGTGAATGGCTGAGCAAAGCTGAATGCTTTAATCGCCTCATAGGCCTCTTTGATTTCTTCCAGCGTCTTCTCCTTCACCGCCGAGCGATGCAGATCCACGTTTGGGCCATCCAGCCACATCGGGCCGGTTTTTGTGTACTGGCTTCGTATAGCAAGAGCGAACCGTGGGTTGTCGTGCTTCGCCATCAGGTTTTGTGCGATGTCTTGCGGAATGTTACGAGCACCGCCTTCATATTTCGTGACAGCCTCTCGTGATACGTTCAACTCCATCGCCATTTGCTGCTGTGTTTCATCGCCGCGCATTTCGCGCATGGCTTGCGTTAGTCGGTTCTTTGTCATTGTCATCATCCTCCTGTGTCCCATTTGCATTGAATTTTCTATTCAGGCGTACCAATATAACTTGTTGAAACGCTTATACTTAAATTACAGACAAGGAACGCTTCCTCTTCTGGAGCGCCGGTGTATTATCCTCAATCCACTTGAAAAGCTTGTCTGTGTAGATTTTTGTTCCGAACTCTCGGCAGACTGGAAAGTCTGAACGGCCCATCAGCTCATACATCTTCGAATGGCTGACTCTCAGCAACGCCTTCGCTTCCTCCACTGTTAGAAAGTGCGGTAGCTCCTCCCTCGGAGCTAAGTCTTTCAAGGCCGCCTGTACTTCCGAACGAATTTCCTCTTGCAAGACTTGCCGTAAATCCTCGACGGTTAATGTCACGAGCATGGTTTCCACGTTTATCACTCCTCACGGGCGCTCCCTCGCGCCTTTTTTCTTTATAAACTCAATGCCTCCAATTCTTCTTCCAATCCATGGCGTGCGATGTTTAACTGATATTTCACAGCCAGTTCCTTCACGACTGTGATGTAAACTGCGATTAGTTTCTTGTCTTCAGCAATAATGTCGAGAGCCGTTGTTTTGTTGATCGCCGACTTCGATGATCCACGTAGTGCCATCTTTGCTTTACGGTTGTTCAAGCGAATGCTAATGGAGCAACCAGCGCGATCTTCGAGCAGTTGATAGCTTTCGTTTTTAATGTCCGAGTAATACTGTCCGCCGCCGAGCTTTAAGGCGATGCCGTTCAGAATGGCATTTACTTTGTTGCGCCAGTCGGTATTGGTAAGCGCTAGAATTTCACGAGTATTTCTTTGTTCTTGTTCAACCAGTGACAAGCGGCGCTCTTGCTCTACGTTATTCTGCGCCATCATGGCAATCAGTTCGGCTTGTGATTTTGGCTGCTGCATCATTCGTCTTTCCATTTGATTGAATGCATTGATGTACTCTAATTTGAAATGCAATGCTTTCGATCCAGTGAAGCCCATTGCGAGTAAAGTGAAGCCGTCTCGATTCATTAAGTAGATACGACGGTCGCGGCTGTAACTGTCTGGTTCTGTTGTTTCGAAAAACATGGCGTTAAAATTAACGACATCTTTTTTTAGAGTTTCAATAGCTTTAATTACGTTGTGATGTTCCTTGCTGAATGTCTCCGCGATGTTCGATGAACTAGTTACCGCTTGCTGATTGTGCATAATTAACAGATTCTTCATTAGAACTCCTCTTTTCTTTGTTATAATTTTCCTATCTGATATAGATGGGAGGTGAAAACATGTCGAACTATGAAGAAATAACGAAAGATATCCTTATAAAGGCTATGGAACATGGTTATGTCGCTAAGTATTCGTCAACTTACACTAAAGACGCGGATACAAAAAACATTGAATCCATACAAAACGCTTTTAAAGAAATTTATAAGGCAGTAGCGAATCCAATTGATTGATTACATGTGATTTCTGATTTCAAGAGATACTTTTACAAGTTCAGTAAGAGCCACTAACTCTTCTGGACTTGTATCTCTTTTTGAAAAGTCTTCAATTTTAACTTCAATTAGTTCAACTAATTGACTATAGACAGTCTTTTTTGTCATCGTTCTCACCTCTTTCAAAAACCTGCTAATTTAAAACCCTCACAGACCCTGCAACTTGTTTAATTTTTCCTCAGGAGTTTTGTCTTGCTTGGTAAGCAAGACAAAACTCCTCTCTTAGACCGCCACTCGCTTTTGTTTCGTTTCGACGACTTCTTCAGCAAAAAAATTTGTCCATTGAAAACCGAAGACTTCAGCGATTTTCTTTGCGACTTTTACTGAAGGGTTTCGGTTACCAATTTCAATATTGGCGTATGCTCCCCGGGAGATACCTACTAAATCTGCTGCTTCTTGCTGGGTTAGTTCCCCGCGCTTCTCGATGAGCCATTTGCGTTCCATTTTCGAACCTCCTTTTGTTTCGTTTTGTGGTGTTGAATTTATAATATCGTCTAAATGAAACAAAATCAACAATAAAATCGTCTTTTCGAAACATTTATATTTTGTTTCAAAATGAAACGTTATAATTATAGTTAATGGAGGTGCTCAACTATGTTCAATAAGAAACTGCAAAGCTTACGTAAATCTAAAAAAATGACTCAAGATGAGCTCGCTAACAGGCTTTCTATCAATAGAGGTACATATGCCAACTATGAACGCGGTCATAGACAACCAGATTTCGAAACACTTATTAAAATAGCTGACTACTTCGAGGTTACAACCGACTATCTGCTTGGAAGAAATGAATACGCTCATGGAGTTTCAAAAGAAGAGCCTTCAGTTTACCTGCAGCTCGGATTAGATCGAGATGAATTCGAGTCCCTCACTGCCTACCAGCAAGAAGCTCTTAACTGGGCCGCAAACAATGATTACCTTCAGTTTAAAAATAAATCCGATGACATCATGGACATGATAGAGCGTATAGAAATCGCCTATGAAGTGGACAAGGTCATGAAAAAACGGAAGAAAAATAACAAATGATTGGTTAATTTTCACAAAAGGTATCGCTTTCCCTCCAATATTTGCTAGAATATAGGAGTAAGATAATAGAAGTAGGGGGGCAATATGTATGAAGAAAGTCTTTAAAATCGGTTGCTTGGGGATCATTGGTCTCGTTGTACTAGTGATCATCGCAGCAGTCGCATTTGGTGGAGGCGACGAATCGTCGACAACATCTACGGAAACCGATAGTTCGGCTCCAGCGACAGAAACCGCAGATACAGAAGAAGTGAAAGTTGCTGGAATTGGCGAAGAAGTTCAAGTAGGAGATGCAACGTTCATTATCAATAGCATCGAAACTGCTGATCAAGTTGGGCCGTCTATGCTGCCAGAAACAGCTTCTGGTAAATATGTGGTGCTTGATGTAACTTATACCAATGGTGGCAACGAAGCTGTAATGGTTGATACTTCATTCTTTAAACTAAAACTTGGTGAGAAAACATACGAAGCTGACGCAATGGCTAGTATCTCAGGAAACCAGCAAGAAGACGGAACGATTCAAAATGCTTTCTTGGCAGAAGAAATTAATCCTGATTCTGAAGTGACTGGTAAAGTCGTATTCGACGTTAACCCTGATGTTGCTGAAAGCGAAGACTTGCAATTGCAAGTACAAAGTGGCTTATTCGGAACTGAAACGGGTATGATTGATTTAAGATAAGATAAAGAAGCTCGGCTACAAGCTGGGCTTTTCTTTCAATCTCAAAAAGAACATATGTTCTATTTAGGAGTGGTCACGTGAGCTATACATACAACTGGAGCGAACAATACGTCAACAACATGTGCAAAGCTATTGGCATCTATCATCCACATCAACTAAGCATCGATACACTATCCTCTCGAAATGGCATTTCTGTTTTCTATCGACCGTGTGAGTCAATGAATCTCGGTGCCGGCATCATTCTCGACAGTCGAGTGTCGGACGCTGAGCAATGGGAAGACTTCGGGCACGAGCTTTGTCACGCCCTCTGGCATGCGGGAAATCAACTGACGATGCCCATGCCCTTTCAAGTCTATCAAGAGCACAAATCAATCAACTTTGCACAATATGTCTGCATCCCCACCTTTATGCTCGAGCGCATGGAATTGCCGGCAACGGAAAATGAAGCTGTGTGGTCCATCATGGAAATGTTCAAAGTTACGAGAGAATTTGCACTGAAACGGCTGCATCAGTACCTGCAAAACTTAATGTACCGATAGACAGTCCGATGGGTTAAAAGAATACCAACGGCTATCGAACGAGAGGAAAACCTGTACCGGTGGGTGTAGCTGCTGCATGATACGGTGAGCATGAGGGAGTGTGTGCAATGAAATGTAGAAAACTGCCCAATGGCAATTGGGAATGTTACGAAGAAGGACCGCGGGATCCGTACACGAATAAACGGAACCCCATCCGCAAACAGGCAAAAAGCAAAACGGCTGCGCAAATCAAGGTGAAGGAATCCTTAAAGATTTTGGAATCCGGAATCGATGGCCGGACAGCAAACCGCGTTTTCTTCCAGGAAACGGCTGCAGAATGGTTTGAAGTCTATGCTCATTCCGGCGTAAAAAAGAGCACGCTGCGCAGCCGGGATTCGACGGTGAAGCTAATTAATCGTTACATAGGCGATATGCTGATTGGCAGAATTACGCACCAACACATCCAGGACATGCTGATGGATCTTCACCGCAAAGGCGCATCGAAGTCCCAGATTACGCATGTAAAAGTCACGGCGAACTTTGTCTTTGTGCATGCTCAGAAGCAACGGCTGCGGCTGGACAATCCGGTGAACCTGGTTATTATGCCGAAGCGACGGCGAACAGTAGAGGAAATCGAGAGTGTAGAAATCAAAGAGAAGTATTTCGAGCGCGAAGAACTGACAACCTTTCTAAATGCAGCGCGAGACATCGGCTTGATCTTTGATGAGGAATGGTTTTATCTGATTGCCTTTACGGGGATGCGAGCTGGTGAAGTCTGTTCATTAAAGTGGTCAGACATTGATTTTGAGGAAAGCCGTATCCGCATCACCAAAACAATGGACAGTCCAGGAGCCGTAGAGGAATATGAATTGACGCCACCTAAGTCGCATCAATCCATTCGAGTGGTCGATATCGAAAGTGACACCTTGAACCTGCTAAGACGCTTGAAAGTTAGGCAGATGGAGAACCGGCTGAAATATCGAAAAGCAACAGACAATTACCACGACATGAACTTTGTGTTCTGCCGGCCGACGACCGGCTATCCGTACTCGGCCAAATTCATTTACCGTCGCTATCTCCGGATCTGCGAGAAGTCGGGCATCGGGAAACGAGACGGCCCTCACCTTCTCCGCCATACGCATATCACCATGCTGACAGAAGCCGGCATCGACCTGGACACGATCATGAATCGGGTTGGCCATTCGGATGCCAAGACGACGAAAAACATTTATACGCATGTCACGAAGCGAATGAAACGAAATGCTCCGAACCAACTTAAAATTCATTACGGGGAAATCTTCGGGAAGTTTTTCGATGCCTGA